CGGATAGACGATTCGCTCACGGCTTGGGGTTCGAAGATTGATGGTGTTGTCCGTGCCTATCGCCAACGGGTCCCCTGTTCCGAACGAGTTTACTTGCGGATGGTTGTTGGCAAGGTCCAGCAGGGCCTGCTTGATTTTTATCCAAGACATAGTTTTGCAGTTTCAGTATGTTCTTCTTGTGTGCGCCCATCGTTAGCAGTCATTACACGCCCCGAATTGACCGTAAGGGTAGGGGTAGTCAAGGTTGCTGATTCCCATTCGCCTGTTTCGGTCAAGGACCATCCCGGTTCGGTAGTTGGTAGCGTTCGGGTAAATGGTATCCAACGCAGAAGGAGGCGAGTTCCACAAGGGGTATGAATTGCGGTTCTCCATGAGGTAGCGAGTAATCCGCTCGGAGTACCACTCGGCATCGTTCTTGACCTTATCGGTCAGCCTTGTGATTTCTTCCATGCTCATTTGGGAGGACTCTTCGCTTGTTCTCCGAACCATTCCTTTGTTCATGTACTTAAACGCAAGGACCATCGGCAACTCGTAGTAGAGCCACTGAATCATAGCCGGCTGGATGTAATCCTCCAGCAGCGTTTGGTTGAGTGCAGACGTTGAACCGCTGACCACTTGGCTGACGAGTTCCCCATACAACGGAGAACCAACGATAGGCTGAATCCGCATCTCTTGGACCTTGATGACCGTAGGCCGTATCTGCGTATAACTGACGTTCTCGTTGATTATCGAGTTGTCGAGCAGCGTCGATTCGCTTATGAATAGTGCCTTCATGCCTTCGTAATTTTATTGCCTTTGCGGATAACGAGTTGCTGCTCCCATACATGGCGACATTGGGGGCGATTCACTCCGCTGGGCGTGTGATACCAACCGCCCCTGCGATTCCAAACCGAGTAGCCCATGATTGCAGAAATCCCGTCGATGTCCTCACGGGTGTAAACCTTGCCTTGACCAGCCAAGTCAAGCATCACTTTGCAGAACTCACGGCTGGAGCCTTTGTCTTTGTTGCTGAAACCTGTGGCCCATGCGTACTTGTAGCGGACTTCCAAGACAGGCTCGGCAACTTCCTTCACGTTCTTGGGAAGGTTCTGCTCGGCAATCTTGTCCACGGCCCGGCTGATAGGATAGCGGTCTTTTGTGATTAGGTAAGCGACTCGCTTGGCGACCTTGGCCTTGCTCACTCCGAACTCCTTTGCCATTTCTTCAACCGATGCGTCCCGGTTCTTTTTGCGATACGCCTCAATCTTCAGGTCCAACTCTTTCTCTTCTTCGCCCAGTTCGGCAAAGGCCTGTCGCACTTGGTCGTCTAAATCGGTGTCGAACCGCATCGGCTTTGAGTGCATCACATGGTAATCGTCTGCATGGCATCCGAACTTAGAGGCAACCACTTCCAAGACCTTGAACTCTTCGTCGCCCCATCCGTAGTCTTCGTCGTCTTCCTCGCCCCATTGAGGCTCGCTGAACTCTTGGGCCTGCACTCCGAGCATCGTGTCAATCTCTTGGGCTGATAAGCCAAATCCAGCCGAGAGCATGGTCCGAGCCATCTCAAGCGTGATTTTCTCCTGCATATACTGCCTGACGATACGCATCAGGTTTTGATACTCCCTGCCCGATAGTTTCTTGATGTTGTCGTTGCTGGCAAGTTGCTCCACGGTTTGCGGTTGCTCGTCGGGTTGGGGGTTAGGTCCAACTACGTCGGCAGGCTTCTCAAGCGGTTGCAGACCTGCCTTTTCCCGAAGTTCGTCTTGGGTCATTATCTGCAACAGGGCTTGTTCGCTTAGTCGCTCGGTAATCGGCTCAACAGGGATAAGTTCCATGCCTTCCACGCCATTGAAGGAGCCGAGGTAATTAATCATCCGCTCCACTTTGCGTACCCGGTCGTTGACGTAGGTGGCTTTGAATAGTTCGTAAGCCTCGACCAATTCGTTGCGTCCACCCAATTGGCCCTCGGTCTTGACTCCGAAAAGCATGGGGTTGGTTACACGATGGGCAATGAATATCTCTTGCTGGATGGCCTTGTTCAATATCTCGAACTGCTTATCCATGTCGCTTGGAGTTAATGGCTCCAGCGTCGGGGCCTTGGCTGCATCGTCGTTGAAGGTTACAACGAAGCGACCAGCGTTGTCCGTTCCCGAAAACTTACGCTTGATTTGCCTTTCGATGTCGCCCTGTTCTTCAGGGGTCGGGATGCCGTTGTTGAAGTTAATCAAGTAACCGCCCCAAAAGTTGTTGCGGAGGTTGTTGTTGTGGAAGTTGGCCACTTGCACGTCTGCCTCAATCCAAGCGTTCCCTCCGATGTATTCGGGCAAAGGATAGTGCTTCACACCTGCTGCGTACACACGATAGTAGAACAACTGCTTTCCGAGGCGGTTCTCCGGGTCGAAGGCCGGGATTTTCTCGATGTCCCCGACCTTCGGGAACAACTGCATCATGTCGTCGTTGTACCAGTCAGCGACTTGGAACATCTTTTCTTCCTTGTCCACCCTGATTTTCTCAAACGGGACGTGCTCCATCTTGGCGATGGTCCCAAGTTTGGACCAAGTAACAGCAACCGCAAAGCCGTTGAAGATTTCCAAGTCAAGGACCAGTTTCTCGGTGATGTCGTTCAGGTCCTCGGTGCTTGACATTCCATCGAAAAACTTGATAAACCGGGCCTGCTGCTCCACGGTCAAGTCATCCCCTGCCTGCCATCCACCGCCTATGATGTAGTTGACCTTGCCGTTGACAATTGCGTTGTGCTTGGACGACCTGCGATAGTTGTCAAGCAGGTAGTAGGGGTATTCGTTCGCAAAGCCGTAGGTGATGTACTTGCCGGACCTGTTCTCCAGCATTACAGGGACCTTATGTTCTATCCCCAGCCATTGGGTGAAGTGTTGTGTTGACTTGCTCATAGGGTGTGAACTGTGAATGAAAGGGCTGAAATTGCGATACTTCCACCATCGCTTACGGCATTGATGTAGATGGTGAACTCATCGTTGACCGCACCTTGCAAGACGGTTTCCGTAAAAACCGCATGGCCGTTCGTGTGGCTCGTTGTGATGTCAGTCATTGACTGGTCTATCGGTGTACCGTTCTTGGCGATGTAAACCTTGATTTGGTTGTTGTTGCCCTGCGCAAAGACCATAGACGTAGCAATGCGAAGGGCTGCACCCGTTGTGCCTGTGTAGGTGATGGCGGTGGTGGTTCTTGTGAAATTGTAGGTTGACAGTAAACCGTTTTTGAGCGGGGTTGTCAACTTAACGGCCTGCCCTTGCGTCGGGGTAAAGTTTTTGGGTTCGTCAAGGTAAAGGTTCGCAAAGCCCCGCTCCCGGTCAAGCGTTGCGGTGTCAGCAAGGTCGTCAAATAAACCGCCCACCCGTGCAGCGGTGTTCGCTCCGGCAGCGGTTTCGTTAGCAATGGTTGCAGCACTCGTTTGGAGTTGCGTTCTCGTTTGTACGCTCATTAGGCAAAAGTTGAGTCAAAAGTGGAATCAAAGACACCCTCATCGGATGCCCCAAAGACGGTGTACTGGATGGAATTGGCGTAGGTATTGAACCCTACCGTTGCGGTTTGTACAAATGCCAAGCCCGTTTCAACGACCGCCAAAGCAGCGGCAACCGTGCTATTGGTATCGTAAACTTCGTAACGATACGAGCCTGTTTCAAGCGACCCCACGGCAATCGAAAATTGGTCATAGCGGTTGGTGTAGTTGGAAAGGTTGGCAGATTTCAGCAAGGTGAAATCGGTCGTGGTGTTCTTGGCGATGCTCGTGAGTCGCAAGATGTAGCGGTCCCCCGTGCTGGCTCGCTCGGTCCAAGTAACCGTCAGGGTGTTGGTCGTGTCAGGGTTCAGGTAAAGCATCTGCTTGTAAATGTGCGATGCCCCCGAATTTCACAATTTGCGCCCAATTCGTCTGTATAGTTCGGCTCGCTTTTTGGCGGTTTCAGCCACGTTGAACCGTGATTTTATGTCACGGGTTAGGTTGTCAGCCAATCCTTTACGCAGGTCGGGGTCAAGGATCAACTGCTTGATGTACTTGTACCAGTCCTTGGGTTTGTTGTAAGGCACGAGAAACCCGTTCTCTCCGTGCTTGATGACATCGGTGTAGGGGATGGTTTCGGATGCGATGATGGCCTTATTCATCCACCCTGCCTCGACCACCTTCAACTCGGATTTCAGTTTGTTAAACTTGGTGTCCCGAAGCGGTGCAAGCGTTACGTTCACGAAGTTGTAGCCCCCCACATACGAGTAGATGTCCGCTGCCTGAATGCGTCCGTAGTTCGGGTTGTTGCCTTGGTCGCTGATTATTTTCTCGTAGCCTTCGTACACGGGGTTGTTGTCGTTCCACCCTCCGAGGTAGAGGCGGTACTTGCCATCTAAGATTGCGTCCCAGCGTAACTTCTGCATCCCCTCACGGAGCAGTTCCATGTCCTCGCCATGCTGCGCCCCACCGAACCAACCGAACTTCACGAGATGCTTGTCGGGTTCTTCGTCGGGGTTGGGGATGAACTGCTGGTAGGCTTCGTAGGGTTCGTTCTGCAGAATGCTCACATTCGCATTTAGAGGCCGTATGCGAGAGGCAAGATGCTCGGTGGTACAGGTAACCCAATCGGCTAATTTGATGTGCTTGCGGATGACCTCTGCGAGTTTGGTTTCGTGATAGTGGCGGTACATGATGTGGCCCGATTCCAGCACCCAGTAGTCGTCCAAGTCAAGGATGACTTTGGCCCCGTATTGGGTCAGGGCTTTGTAAACATTTTCGACTTGCTCCATCGTCCCCTGACACCACAAACGGCTGAACAGGAACAGGTCAATTGACTTTAACCCCTCGTCGCTGATGGTCGTGATATTCTCAACGCAGACGTAATCAAACTCCGGGTAGTTGTCGCCCAAATATGCGTTCGGCATTTCGAGGCGGTAGAAACTGCACCCGGTTGGATGGGCGTTGTAAACGATGCAAATCTTCATGGCCGTAAAAATAAGAAGGGCAGCCATTGCTGACTGCCCCTCTCAAACCTCAGTGATGAAAACCTAAGTCAAAGATACTACGAGCCGAGTATCTGCGTAGTCGATGGTGCAAAGACTGTGGATGCAATCAGGAACATCGGGTCAGGTTCCATTCCGGTCAAGGTCAACTCGTAGCCACTTCTATCTCCGAAGGCAGTACCAGTTCCAGCGGTTCCAGCGGTTGCTTCCAAGCCGTTGGCAGAGCCTAACAACCAGTAACGGTTGTTGTTGTCTTGAACGATGACGATGACACGGTTGCGTACCAGTAGACGGAGTTCGTTGCGGACTGCGACTTGCAGTTTGTTGATGGTGAACGTTACTTCGGGGGTGTAATAAACCGAGCCGTTCTCGATGCTTGCGTTCAAGGTTTCAGTCAAAGAGGACGTAGCCTTGGTCAAGTCATACTCGAAGAACCCACCCGAAGCGTAACCCGTGAACCCTGTAACCGCACCTGAAAGGTTGGCATTGCAGGACCCCGTTGGGATGAAGGATTGGACGTAAATTGTTTTGATGCCACCGACTGAATCTCGGCATCCAAGGGCGTAGCCAGTTGTTAAGGAGCAGGACATATGTGTGTTTTGGTTTTAAGTTTCAAGAGAACAAAAAGCAGGGGGAGGTTTCCCTCCCCCCTACACATTAGGTCAAGCGGAAGTCAACAACCAAGTCGGGGTAAGCGATTTGGACACCTGCTTTGAAGGCTGCTTGGA